GGTCGTCCATCCTTATCAGGCCGTCCTCAAACAGCGGCTGCAGCTTCCCGAAGAACAACCAGTCCTGCGCCACGAACTTGGGCTGTATCATGCGGATGGCGCGGGCATAGACAAACCCGAGCTTGGTCCAGCGGGCGTCATCGCGGAACATGCTCATCTGCCGGCAGGTGCCTTCAAGCTGCGTCAGTGCGCGCTTAAGATTTCCGTACAGGTGGCCGCGCGGGTAAATGTAGGTGGGATCGGCATTCTTCACCAACTGGGCGCATGCGTCCTTGCCCTCTTTCAGGCACTGCTCATGCTTGGACAGGATTTCTTGCTGCGTCAGTCCGCTCATTTCGGAAGGTCCTCGGTCATCGCGCTCTTGGTGGTGCGCGGCGGCTTGTTGCGCTCTGCCGCTGGCGGCAGCGGCGGGGTCTTGGGTTGCGGCATAAAAACACCGCGCAGCTTGCGCTCGTCCTCGGCCATGTCGTCCTCAGTGCGGGTTGGAGGTGTCCATGATCTGGCCCGACGCTTTCAGGTCGGCGATCAGCTTGCCCATGGCGGCATGCATGCCGACGACGCCGGCCAGCGGCATCGTCAGGCGCGCGACGATGCGGCGCTCTGGCGGTGTTGACGGCTCACCATGGGCGAAACTGTAAAAGGCGAACTTGGCGACGCCGCCGCCCAGGCCCACGCTGATATAGCCCTCGGCGAATATCTCCGGGGCCGGAACGGGCTCAGTAACTGGCGGTTCTTTTGGTGCCGGGTTCTCGGGCGTCATGCGTCCTTCTATCCCAAATCGACCACCACCAGAAGCCCATGACGGAGAGAATCACCGCGTTCCAGACGATCAGCGCGCCGTCCCCGGTCCAGGCGCCGGCGGCCATGCCTGCCACGGCCAGGGCGCATGCGACCTTGAGCGGCGCGGTCACTGTTGGCCACCGCCGACCAGGGCGGACAAGGCCGAGCCTGGCGCCAGCGACGCCTTGCTCAGGGCGCTGGCCGAAGCTGCTCCTTCCTTGGTCAGGGCCGAAACCTGGGCAATACGCTTTTGCTGGGCTTCGGCCTGGGCCAGCTTCTCGGTGTCGCGCTTGCTGCGCAGGATCCTGCTGGTGGCGCCCACGCCGCTGTTGAATTCCTCGATGGCGATATCGGGGTCCACCTTGAAACGCGCCTCGGGCCAGGCCGCGATCATGGAGCCGGCGAACTGGACGGTGCGGGCAATGTCGGCGGTCTGGGTGGCCAGGCGGGCGCGGGTCAGCATGGAGATAAGTTCGATCTTGAGCGGCACGCCCCGCAGGCTGGGCGGCTTCTTCGGCAGCAGCCCACGGCGGTCCATGATGGCGATGTGGCGGCGGATGCGCTGGCGCAGGGTGCTATGGATGCGGCCGATCACCGGTCCCAGCTGCGTCAGGCCCTCGGCCTTGATGGCGTCGGCCACCGTGGCGGTCATGTTGCCCTTGGCGGTTTCGGAAAGGCTGCTGATGGCGGCGAAAACCTTGTTGTATGCCGTTTCGCGGATGCGCTCTTGGATCAGCATGATATCGGCCGAGATGGCTGGAATGTCCGGGCGGATTTCGTACAGCGGGAAAAACTTCTTCTCGCCGCCGGCGCCGGTGTTCATGTAGGTGATCTTGCCGGGATTGGTCGAGGCCGGCAGGTTCATCAGGCTGACGTCGGCGCCCATGGGCGGCCGGTTCACCTTCTCGATGCTCTCCGCCTTCTGCCTGGTTTCAAGCTGCAACTGGATCGTGTCACCCAGCATGTATTCTCCCACGCCTCGGGCATAGGGATTGTTGCCCTGGGTCGTCCAGCGCGAGACGCCGAAGGGCTTTTCATTGAAACCGGTGATGGAAAGCGGCTTGGCGTCCTTCTTGCCGCGCATCCAGTAGACCTCGCGCCAGGTGAAGCCTCCGGGCACGACGCCAACGCCATTGCCGCGCGTGGTGTCGCTGCCAATGGCGAAATTGGGCTCGATGCTGTGACCGATGACGTTCTCGGTGTCGAGCGCGCCGCCCTTCTGGCGCCACTGCCCCAAGATATCCTCGGGGCAATTCTCGGGCCCGAACTGCTCCACCGTCTGGCTGACGGTCTGGCGGAATTCCCGGTACAGCACTTCATCGGTGAAATCGAAACCGGTGCCCAGCATGTATTCGCCGGCGCATGGCGTGAAGCAGTGCAGGATTTCCTTTTCGTCCGGATAGTCGATGACCGGCGCGCACCCGAAGAACACCAGGTCATCATAGTGCTGCGCCTGGGCGTCGTAGAAATTGCTGTGGTCGTAGATGTAATTGAGGCGCTCGGTCAGGTCCTCGTAATACTGCTTGCCGGCATAATCCAATTCGATGCCTGGCACGGCCGGCCCAAGCTGCAGCCAGCGACTATCCGGATCGGTGATGCCTGCCATCAGGCCTGCGGCGCACACCTCGCCGGCCAGCGTGGCCGTGCGATCGACAATGGCGAAATCCTTGCGCAGTCCCTGGTTGAAGGTGTTAGCGGTGATGAACGCATAGAAGCGATCGGGCCGCATGTAGGTGGCGATCTGGCCCCAGGTCGTCCACTGCGGCAGGCGCCAGGTGTAGAGCGCCTGCATGCGGGACTCGCAATGCTCGTAAATGGTGCCCCAGTCTTTGAGGTCGGCGTCGCTGGGCTTCGTCTCCTGGGCGTCGGCCGGCACGCCGGCCAGCAGCGTGGGGCCCCCGTGCGTGTAGTACGGGTCCGGGGTGGAAATCTCGTCCTGGTCGGATTTCTTGCGGGCCATCAGGGGAAAACCATGATCGGAGGGTTGACCAGGTGGTCAAGCGCGCGGCGCCGGTAGGGATGATCGGCTGGCAGGATGGCCGCCACTTCCAGGCTGCGCGCGTCGCGCTGGCGGAATTCTTTCTCCGTCTCACGGCGCCAGCGATGGATCAGGCGCCATTGGTCGCGTGTGGTGGCGCGGGAAATCCTGCTCGCCTGGAACAGCAGCCGCATCAGACCCTCAAGGTTCGGATCAGCACATAGGCCAGGACCAGCCCGGCGGCGATGCCGGCCCAATTGGAGGCCAGGTGCAGCAGCATGGCGGCGCGCACGCGCCAGCGCGCGACCGGCTGCGGCATGGTGAGCTGGCGCAGTTGCTCGGCATAGCACAGAAACGCCAGCCCCATGGCCAGGATGGACAGCAACACGACCAGGTGGAGGCCCAGCACCAGTCCGGTCAGGACGACGGCAGCCAGGTAGAGGGCGGAATTGATGAAGGCGCCAACCATCAGCGGGTGCATGTCAGCCTCCGAGCAGCGACTTGGGCGCCGCGGTGGTGTTGGTGGGGGCGCCGCCCTTACCGCCTGTCACGTCGGTGCCAGAGAAGCCGGCGCCGGCCGCACCGGCCAGTTGCTGGCGTTCGGCGGCGCCTTGCTGGGCGATCGAGGGCGACGCCATGGACGGGGCATTGGGCGGGGGAGGAGGCGGCGGCGGGGCGGCCGGGGTCGAGCCGAACAGGAAGGACATGGCTATTCCCCCTTGAAAGCGGCAGGCGACATTTCCGCGGCGTGGCCGCCCTCGACCACAATGGGAATGTCCAGGAAGCTGGGGAGATTGCGGCCGTCCTGCATCTCGATCAGCACATTCTCGGTCTTGCCCGCATCGGCTTCTGCCTTCGCCAGGGCTTCCAGGGCGCGAAAGAACGCCTGGTCCATCTCGAATTCCGCGTGGACATTGCCGACATAGCCTTTGGCCAGGTCTCGCAGCGCGGCGAATTTGTCATCGCCCGGGGTCTTGGTTGGGACCTTGGTGACATTGCGCCACCGGTCGACAAGGCGGACGTCCATCAGCGGCCTCCGTTCAGGAATCGGGCAAAATCTTCGGCGTTCTTCACGCCTTTACGCCGGTTGCAGGTCTGGCACAAGATTTGGAGATTGCTCGGCCAGTTACTGCCTCCTTTGGCGACGGGCACAATATGATCAACCTCGAAACCGTCTTTGACGCAGCAGCCGCAGGTTTTGCAGCAATGGTTCTGCGCTTCCAGCAGATACTGGATATCCGCTCCAGTGTGTGAACCTTCGGCCTGGCGCTCTTTGGCGCGGCGATTGCGGATATGGGATTGGTGCAGTTCGCGCTTTCCCGGTTTGGCCAGATAATTGCGCTGGGCGCGTGCGCGTTCTTCCGGGTCGCGCTGGCGCATATATGTTCTCTGTTGTGCTCTGCAACATTCGACGCAGGTGCCGTTCGCCACCCAGCGTTCGATGTGGCCTTGGCTGCACGGCACAATGCTCTGGTAGCGCTTCTGCCCAGCATCCATCGCGGCTTGCCGGAGGAAAAAATCCGGCCCGGTAGCGTCGCGCGGGATGCCTTTTCGGCTGGTCGCGCCCATCAGCCCTTACCGTTCATGAAATTTTCAAACGGATCGTAGCGCTCTTCTTGCCGGCGGCCCGGCATGGGGGAAGTATTGCGGCCAGCGACCGACGCGGCGAAGGTCAGCGCCAGTGCGTCGGCCAGGTCCGGGGAGCGCTTGAGCTTCACCTTCATCACGTCCTTGGGCTCCAGCAGGAGCCGGTCACCCCGGAACGTGTAGGTCGTTTCGGACAATTCCGCAATAAGATCGGGTTCGTCGGGCAGGGCGCCGCCGTCCTTCACCCACTGGGCAGCCCGGAAATACATCTCCGCCCGCCGGTTGGCATAGCGCGGATCCTCTGCCTTTTCGGCGAAACCCACCCCGATAGGCTGGCGCCCCAACACCCGCAGCTGGTCGATCCAGCCCGCCCCGAACCCGCCGGTGTTGTCGACAAAGCAGGCGTTGACGTCCCAGTCCGCCCAGACCCGACCGACCTGGCCGGCGCCCTGGACCGAGTTGACGTTGCGCATCTGGTGCGGCTTGAAGGCGACCAGGCCCTGGCGCGGGAAGATTACCGACTTGTCGTCGCCATCGCGGGCCACGTCGACGCCCAACAGCCGGGCGGCATGGGCGATATCGTGTTCCTGGTACTTGCGCCGCATCGCCGCCTCGACGTCATCGGGGCCGAGCAGCGAATTGATGGACTGTTTCGGCCACTCGCCTAGCACCATCACCTTGACGAACGGGTCATCGCGGCCGTGGGTGGCGATCATCTCGCGCGCCCAATTCAGGTCAATGCGGGAGCAGCGGTCCGGGCTATCCGGGTCCCCGTTGATGATGATGATCTTCCACAACTGCGCTTTTTTCACACACGCGTCGTATAGCGCGCCGTCCAGCGTGTTGGTGTTGCCGGCCTGGATGATGTGGCATTCCTTTGCGCTGGAGAACCCGGCCTCGGCGGCGTTCGGGATTTCCACTGGCATCGCGCCCGTCTCATCAATCAGGAACAGCATGTAATCGGCGTGCAGGCCAGCCAGTGTCGCGCCGAGCTGTTCCTTGTTCGCGGTCTTAGGCCATGTGCGGAAAGACAGGAACTTGGATTTCTCGTAACCCTTCTGAAATACGCCTTCCGATGTGATGCTGAATTCGTGCTGCAGCAGACGGGACTTTTCCTGCCAGATGGACATTTCCTTGGCCAGACCGTCGCGCAGGTTGTCGCCGCTGATGCTGGTGGCAGCGCAGTTGACTGGGCGCGGGCGCGTCAAAAGGAAGTTCCAGCCGATCCATGCGAGAGTCGCCGTTTTTCCCGGTCCCTTCGAGGCGCGCATGGCGATGCGGGGACAGTGCTGGTAGTTCTCAAGCGCCTCGATCTGAAACGGCTCTGGCTCAACCTTGAACAGTTCGCGCACCATCGTGGCCGGATGGGCGCGCCAGCGTGCTATCGCTTCGGCTTCGGGCGTCATGCGTCCCGGAATCCCTTCACGACAATCTCCACCGGCCCCGTCACGTCCGGCCAGAAGCTGATAGACCGGTTATCGATGGACAGATAGCAGCGCTCCGGCATGCGCCCGCAATAGCCGCACTGGTCGCGCGCGATCAGCGGCGCGCCACCGGACACGGCGGCATAGTCTACCGCCGTCATCGGCATGGCCATGTCGCCCAGGCGCTTGTAGGCTTGATTGATAATCTCCTCAGCCCGCATGGCGACGATCTTCCTGCGCCAACGCGATCGCCGCTTCCCAGACCATGATGCCGAGCAGCGCTACCGCTCCAACGGCCAGCAGAATGAGCAGCACCAGTAACGCGCAAACAGATTTTACCGTCTTTATCATTTTTTTTCATCCCCATTCTGCCCATAGCTTTCCCGGATAATCATATCCAGCGCTAGGCCGCCCTCAATTTCCAGCTTCTCTCGCGTCAAGGCGATGGCGCCGACCTTGCCCAGCATCTCGATCGCGCGCAGCGGGTCATGCAGCTCAAAGCGAACCTCGCCGTCCGACGTGCGATAGAATTTCTTCACCAGCGCCATCACCTCGCGCGGAATATCCTTGCTGGCCTTCATGGTGACTTTGCCCTTGTCGTCCCACTCCAGGCCGAAATCGCCCATGTTGCCGTCAGCGATCGCCGCCAGCTTGCGCACCAGCCATTGCCGCGGGCCTGCAGCCTGTTCGCCCATCGCAACGTCGATCGCCTGCGCGACATGCGCACGGTGCACGATCTCATAGGCACGCTGCCGTGCTGACGCTTCGGTAGATATCCCAGCGCGGACGGCCGCCTGTGTGCCGTTCAGGTCGACCAGGTACTCGCACACGAATTTGTATTCCCGGTCGTCTAGGTTTTCAGCCCAGACCGGACGCGCTGCTGTAGCGACACGCCTCACGGCCATCTGAAACCCCGGCTTTTGTCATGTTCCTTCACAATCATGTGGAGAGATTACCCTGCTGCTGCTGCTGCTGGAAGGGACGGCCCTGTGATGGTGATGCTGGTGTTTGTGACCTCTTCGATTGCGAGGCGTATCTGTGGGTTTTCTGTCAGGTACTTTTTGGCGAAAGGCTTTGCCATAGCGAGAGTTGCCTGTTGCGGGGCTGTGATCGTGAACACCGCGTCCAGGAGCCAAGAGTCGAATTTCCCTTCGCCCACCTTGGCAATTATGGCTGGTCCGTTGGGATGAAAGCGCTGTAGCGCAGCTTGGCGTTTTGCTGCGGTCTGCTGTTGGTGCTGCTGCTGCTCGGCAATCTCATCGAGGAAAGACTGGTAGATGCGGTCCCTGAACCAGTTCTCGGGATGGTGGGTCTTTTGTGGAAAGCGGGAGGTTTTTGATTTCTCGGCATTGCTGGCGATATAGGCGTCCCATGCCGCGATCATTGTCTCCACTGGCTGGAAGGGGAGACGCAACCAGCGTTTGAGGGCGACAGGCTGGGACCAGCCCTTGGGGATTGTCCTGCGGCACGCCTTGCGCCAGGCCTCGAAACCATCGGCTGACATGGTGTGTTCAGCGGCGGCGCCGGGGGGCGGCGACGCTGACCCCCGCTGTACACTTTCTTTCTTCTTAATGGGTATGGGTATGGGGGCATGCGTTTGGCATGCGTTTGGCATTGCAGTGGCATTTGCTAAGTTATTGGAATTGTTAGAAGTGGATTGATTTGCTTCATGCCGCTCGGGGAATTTATCTCTTTCCCCGTTGACGCTGCCGGGAAGGCGATCTTTGTCCAAAAGGTCCGGTTGGGACGTTTTCGGGGCGTCTGGACCGGGTGTTTCGGGGCCCGATTCGGGGTGCCAACGGGCGTTCGCATTGTCGCGCTGCTGACGGCGCCGGCCCTCCACATATTCTCTCTCCAGGCGGAGACGCTTCTGCACCCAGCGGCCGCCCTCGATCTGGTGAAAGGCTGCCATCACTGGACGCATGTGTACCCACTTCTTGCCGCCCACCCGCGCCACCCTGGCCAAGAACTTGTCGTCATCGGGCAAGTCACAGTCCGGGCGGCGCCAGGCCGTCATCAGCAGTAACATATAGACGCCGATTTCCTCGCCGGAGAGGTGCATCGTGTCCGCCATGAAGGCGTCGGTCCAGAGCGGGAGAGCGGGGAAATCAGCCAAATGTGACCTCCCACAGCACGCGGGCCACGTCGCCGGCGCCGTCAATATCGCCGAAAAGGCCCACCTCGCGCAGCTGGCGCTGCTGCACAGAACTCTCCGCCCACGATCCCCGCGCCGGCAGTTCCTTCACCTTGCGGAAGCCGGCGGCGCGGAGGCTGGCGCCGCTTTCGTCCGCCTGGGTGTAGGTGATGATGCGCCGATAGCCCATGGCTTTGGCGGCGCGAACCGCTGCGCCGTATAGCATCGAATTGGCATTGGCCGTGCCGTCGGTGCAGGACCTGTTGACCTCGGCCGTCAGTCCATTGTCCAGCGCGCGCGCCACCGGCCGCCCTACCATGACCACGCCCACGATCCCCGCGCCGGCAGCGACGCCGATGGAGAACTTATGACCGCGCGGCGGCTTGTTGTGCCGATGGTGCACGGCGACAAAGCGCGCCGCCTCGCGGTAGGTCACGGGCTGGAGGGCCAAGCTCATTCTGCCGCGACCTCCCAATCAAGGTGCTGCTGGCGCGGCCGGTTCAGCCCGGCCACCGCCTGGGGGTTCAGCCACAGGACCTCGACCCGCGGGCGTGCGCCATCAGCCAGGCTGGGACGTTCGATCCGCCGCCATCCCTTCAAGGCCTGGTCATAGAGGGGCGCCGGGTAGCCGCTCACCGCCGCCATCCCTTCAAGGCCTGTCATCGCTTCCAGCATCTCGGCGTGGTCATCCACCGTCATTTCGTGGGTATAGGCGTGATAGCCGACGCCCGAGCGGCGCGATTTCTGGCTGCGCGTCTCCGGCAGATAGGGCGGGTCGGCATAGGTGAACACCAGCGGCCCATCATGCCGTTTCATCACCTGCACGGCCGGCCCGGATCGCTACAAAGCGACGGGCGCGCCGCTGGCTCTCGCCGCAGCAGGTCCGGCAATTTGCCCGACGGCGCTTTTTATCCCGCATCGGAAAGTTGGTGAGCGGCTTCAAATGCCCGCAAGACGCGCACCGCCTCGTTTCGGCTGTCATATTCCCCTCCTGCTCAGAATAGGAACTGCGGGGGCCGTCTGGGGCTGGGCTGGGGGGCGTTGCACCCTCATCCAGCCCCCGCATCCTATTTGCCGGCAGAGCGACCGCCGGCAATTCCGTTATGCCGTGATTCGGCCCTTCTCTCCATTGTCGAACAGGGGAGAGGCCGAGCCTTTCACAAATCTGCGCACATCATCCGGCAGGGAGAGGCGCTTGCGGGTGCCCGGCGGGATGGCGCGAATCAGCGGCGCGCCCTGGTGGCCGTGCCGGTAAATGAACCAGGCATAGGCGGTCGCGGTCGAGCAATCCGGCGCCCAGGGCCCCAGCTGCATAGGCACCCGCTCGCAGAACGGCGCCAGCACGGCCAGGCCTGGCTGGCCGTCGAAATGCAGCGGATAGCGGTCGACCGTCTCCAGGAAGGCCAACCGGCACAGCACGGCGACGCCGCGGCCCGCGCGCTCCATGCCCAGGCGCACGAATTCGGCGGCATGCTTGAACGGCGGGTTGGTGAAAACATAGTCCACAAAGCCGCCCTCCACCGGAATTGTTGGCAACCGGAAATCAAACGCGGCCCCGAAGCCTTGCGGCTCGATATCTGTGGAAAAGACGCTAGAGAAATAGGGCGCGATGCTCTCGGCCATCACCCCGTCGCCACAAGCTGGCTCCCAGATTCGCTCAGCATCAGGATCCAGCGCCCGGACAAGTTCAGCCCCGGCCCGGCAAGCCCAAGGCGGTGACCCGAAAAAGTCCAAAGCGCGCCACCGCGCGCGGACCGGATTGTCCGCCTCCACTGCGGCAGGCGCCCTGGCCTCCTGAACGGCACGGCCTCCTTCTGTGCTGTTTCCGGTCATGCGCGCGCCTGCATCTGCGCGGCTGGCGCCGAAGGCGAAGGCGGCAAGGACTTGTAACTGACGCCATTGGCCAGTGGATGGCGCGGAAGGCCGATGCGGTCGGCCTTTCCTATGACGCTGTTCCTGGTGCAGTGCTGGCCGGTGAGTATGGAGATGGCCTCGGCGATCTGGCGCGCTGGGATGCCAGCCGACCATCCGGTGGTCAGCAACATCTCGGCAGCGGCGCCCCAGTTAGGCGACATGACGCCACCCTTCCTTGCGCAGCACGCGCCCCACCGCTGATCTACTTACATCAAACATTTCCCCGATGCGCCAATGCGGCATTGTCCTGTATTTGGAGCGGATAAGGCGCACATCGGACTCGCTCAGTTTTGCTCCAGGGTGGCTCTCTCCATGAACTTGTGTGCCATGTTTGACGGCATCCGCAGCGTTCTCGTCCGCCGTTCCATAAGCGAGATTGCTCTTTCGACAGTTGGCCTTATCGCCATCTTTGTGGCGCACAACTTGGTCCGGAGGGGCGGGACCAAAAAATGCAGCAGCCACCAGACTGTGCACTCTCTTGGTGGCGCGGCCTCCCTGCATGTCGCAAAGGGTGACGTGGAGATAGCCGCCACTCCCTTCGCTGGCGCATAAAATTCTGCCCTCAATTCCGCGCTTTGTTGTCCCCCATCTCCCCTGCGTCACTTTTACACAGTCAAGCGAACGGACGCGCCCTCGGTCCGACGCTTCGTAAAGCCCCATATACCCGGGAATCGCGCGCCAGATTTCAGGCCGAGGCATGGGCTTCCTGCTTGGAAGCATATTCGCCGAGCGGCGTACCGCGCATGTCCATCGCCGACAGATAGAGGTCCAGCATCGCCTCTTGTTCTTGGAAATCGGCTTTGTCCAGTTTCCGCAACTGCACAACGCGGCGCATGATCTTGGTGTCGAAACCGGTGCCTTTGGCCTCGGAATAGACTTCGCGGATATCGGCAGCGAGCGCGCCCTTTTCTTCTTCGAGGCGTTCAACGCGCGAAATGAAGGACTTTAGCTGGTCCTTCGCAAATCCTGACTTCGACATACTGGCCTCCGGTTTGGGTTTCCAATCCCGAAGACACCCCAGTTCAGTTGTTTCGGGACGCCTTCGGCTCCCTACGCCAGACACGGATGCTGCGCTCCCCCATCTTGCGCGTGACGAGCTTGGGGCCTCGCCGCGTATTAAGGCGGGATGCTATGGCCCTGATGCTGAGCAAGCTGTGATCCTCAAAAAGATGGGATTCGCCCGGCTTTAGGGCCGAGATTATCTCAGTGAGGGTCATAGGAACGGGGGGCGAATCAGTCTGTGTTTGCATAGTGATACGGGATAGCCCCCTTTTTAACCCTTGGTCAAGGTCGATTGCGCTAGATTGCAGCCTATTGCGGGCCGCTGCGTTTTAGGCCTATATTGATTCGACATTCCGCCGGGCATCCCGCCCGTCTCTGAGGAGAATGAGATGCAAAAGACCTTTTCCTGGCGCGATGCCCCGGACCTGATGGACCGGCTGATTCGAGCCCAGAACCATCCCAGCAATTCCACCACCGATATTCTGACGATCGCCGGACTGTTCGACAGCCGCGCCGAGCTGCTGCGCCATGTCGAATTCTGCGAGGCCACGATCCCGGCGCGGAGGGCGGCATGACCCTGCATCTGCACAATCCGGTTGAGATAATCCGGTCCTACAATCTCGGCTGGTTCGGCTCGCACGGCGTCTATGAAGGCCTGCGCGATGTGCTCGCCGGCCGCCAGCGCGTGGTGACCTATGCCGTGGCGCCCCATCCGGCCCATGCGCTCTGGCATGATCGCCCCGCCGCTGCTGGCACGCCAAAGCTGGTGACCATCGGCCGCGGCGTGGTCGACGGGCAGCCCACCTGGCGCTTCTGCGGCGGCGATGACGGCCGCGATCCGGACGGCTTCAATTCCCACGCCCTGGTCGCCACCTGGGAACCGGATGAGCTGGCGCTGGCCGCCGCCGGACTGGGCATCTATCTGCAGCGGCAATGCAAGGAAGGCTGGGCGATCTACCGCCAGCCGGAAGAAGGACAAACGCCATGAGCCAGTATTCGCACACCCGCACGGTCGAAATCGGCGGCTCCGAGGTCGAGGTGGAGTTCGATTACAACTTGTCGCCGGTGATCCCGGAGCAGGGCCCGAGCTATGCCAGCGGCGGCCAGCCGGCCGAAGGCGGCGAACTGGAAATCACCGGCGCCACCATCATTGTGCCGGGCAACATCGTCGCCGGCAAAAAGACCACGGAGCGCCACGACGCGCCGCCCTGGCTGCTGACCCTGTTCCAGAATGACGACTATATCGCGGACGATCTGCGGGAGGCGGCCCATGGCTGAGGCTGTAGAGCTTCCGGCCCTGCTGGCCGGCCACTGGGAAACGCCGGATGGCCGAGCGATGGCGGCGGAATATGCCACCCAGCCTAGGTCACGGCTTTGCGGCGGCCAGTTCTCCGACATGGAGGTAGCGTTCAAAATCGCCATGCTCATGCGGTCGGATACCGATTTCGAGCCGCGCCTGGCCATGGCGAAAGACCGCATCCGCTGGCTTTCCACCCATCTCGCCATCGCCCGCCAGGACGCAGACTGCGGCTTGCGTATTCAGGTCGAAACCATGACGGCGCTCTCTGCCGCACGGGAAAGGCAATTCGCCCAACTCCGCGAGGCGCGCGACGAATTGCTGGCAGCGCTAGAGGCGATGCTGCCTGAGAATTGCGGCCCAGGTGATGATCCTGCTGGTCATCGACGCCCTTCATTCGAGAAATGCGAATCGGCCCGCGCCGCCATCGCCAAGGCAGGTGCGTGATGGGCGCTGCAAAGGATATGTGGATGGACGAGGTCGAGCAGATTGGCGAGCAATTCTGCAATGGCGACCTGACGCGGGATGAGGCCATGCGCGAACTGGAGCGCAAGGGCTTCGGCACCCAGGAGGCGCGCGACATGCTGGACGCGGTGATCGCATGAGCGATCTTGTCCAGGCGGTCGAGCGCGCCATCCTCGACAATATGTCAACGCAACTGCGGGAGAAGCCACGTATTGATTATCCGGAGGTCGCCCAGGCGGCGATTGCTGCATACAAAAAGCACGAAGAACAAGAGTGTGCGGCCCGCTGGGGCAACCGGTGGCGCGAAAAGCTGGCGCACGCCGTAGCTTCGCTAGACCGCGATACCACCGACGAAGAACGCGCCGGCGCTGGAGGCATGAAATGAGCGGCTCCGGATTGGACAAGGCGCGGATGCGCACCGAGGCGGAAGCTCGCGCGGCCGGACACACCCCGACGCCATGGTGCGCCACAAAGGCGGAATATGGCGAGGAAACATTGAACGGCCATCAGCGCGATGGAGACTGGACGCTTTCAACTGATCCGGAAACGCCGGGTTGGAACCACGACGGGGGCTATCCTGGTTATGGCCTGAGCGCGGCCAATGCCGCTTTTGTCGCCCTGGCCGTCAATTCCTACGATGCCATGCGCACTGCACTGGAAGGAATGTTGACCGCTTACGAGGCGGTCTATCTCGGAGAAGGCGGCGGCCGCACGGCCATGGAGAGCCAGCCTGAATTTATTGCCGCCGGCGCTGCGCTGGCGCTAGCACGGGGAGAGAAGCCATGCACATGACAATGAAACGCCGGTGGCTGATAGCGCGGCCATGGGTGAAGGATATCGGCGCCGGCATCGGGCTGGTGATATTCATTATCGCCGCCTTCTGGGGGATGGGGCCGTTTGTCGCCCTGATCGCCGCCGTGCTGTGGCCCGACCAATGACCAACCCGGCTCCCATGGTCACGCTCCCGGTCGACCAGGCGTCGATCGCCAAGCTGCAGGCCCGCACCCAGCGGCGCCGCGCGCTCGGCTATCAGAATGTCCCGGTGCCAGCGGCCTATCTGGAACAGCTTCTCGAATTGGCAGCAAAGGCGGTGCAGAAATGACGCGCCGCATCCGGATCAGGGGCATAAGAAAAGGCGAATTTGCCTTTGTGATAGTGGACAATTGCCGCCACGCGGAATTGTCCGGCTATCGCTGGCACCTTGGAACGGACGGCTATGCGCGGCGCAAGGCGACGAAGGCCGAAAGAGACAATGGTGCGCCGTTCTTTATAGCCATGCACCGTCAGATATTAGGGCTGGCACTGGTAAAAGGCGCTCCTGGGCTCCCTGAAATTGACCACCGCAACAGAAAGCGGCGGCACAACACCCGCCGAAACCTTCGAGTGATCGCGCGAATTGGGAACTGCAATAATACAACGCGGAAGCCTGGGAAATCTGGGCGCATCGGCGTGTCGTGGTTCAAGCCGGCACGGCGCTGGAAAGCGTACATCAATCACAATCGCCAGCGTATCGAACTTGGCTATTTCAAAACCTTCGGCGCTGCTGTCTCTGCCCGCGCCGCTGCTGAAAGGAAATATGGAAAATGAGAATCGATAAGCCAGGCGTGTATGATATCAGCGCCGAAGATTACCACGCTGATCCAGTCTGCGAGCCGTCCCTGTCCTCTTCGATTCTGCGCATCATCATGGCGGAGAC